TCAGCTGGAACTTTTACAATACGTTCTACACCCATAGAAGAACTATAAGTATTACTAGTAGCAACTTGTGTTGTTCCGTTTAGTGTTACTAGCTCAGATACAAGAAGACCAGAGGCGTTAAATCCTTCTATGCGCACTTTAAAAGAACTACCTGAATCAGTTGCGCTATCGCTAACAATCGTCAGCGTCCCATTAACTGCTGGCTGCTTCTGCACTCCGCGTGATTGTGAAACAAAAAAGGTATAGGGAGTGCCTGTTTCAGTAGACCCCGCTCGCGTTCGATCAAACATACGAGCAGAAGTCTCATTGACCATTCTTGGTGTAGTTGTATCTTCAATATTAAGTATCTTACGCACAAACAACGGCATACCAAGACTCCGTTGATTGGCTACGCTATAAATGGTAAATTCCCGCTCCTCATACGGAGTATCTACTTCTTCAAGAACACGAAAGTAGACAACATTAACCATCCTCTTTACAATGTCTTCAGCTTGGCCTCCAGTTGTCTGGCCAGCATAAGAAAGGATGTCGGAAACTACTTGGCTGTAGTACACAGCTAATTACCTTTCTTGCCTCCTCCAGCTGCTTCAATCCCTACATTAAGAAGCTGTTGGGCATTTGGACTTAATTCCTGGCCCTGCTGCATATTAGTTCCCATCTTGAAGAGTTCAGCAAACGCCTTGAACATATCAGCCTGACTCTCCATTCTCTTCTTATCTTCACTTCTAAACATATTAGCTCGAGCCTGTGGCCCATCCGTCTTCTTAACATAGTCAACTCGGAATGACCACTCTTGATAGGTAGGGACACTCTGGTCTGGATTAGCATCCATATAAGCGTCCACCTCATCCAAGGTCATCGGCGCACGACCGGGCAAGATGCCAACAATCCTTGACATCGTGCCTTTAAGTCCGATAATAAGACCATCATCAATCGACACAGGTCGAGGCTCACCGTCTATTCCGGAAACCATAAGACGCGGCTGTCTGCGTGTACCCGCAGCTAAATCCGTCGTTACTTCTTTAAGCCACTCACCTTCAGGTTGCCAATCTGCCTTATCTTTATTCGTGCTTATATAAGACGTATAGACAACTTCCCCCTGCTGCTCCTTCGTGAGGATAAGTGGTACACCACTCTCCATATCACGATCTTCTGGAGCTAACGGCAATTCTTTTTCTACATCAATTAAAACTGGCATTCCAGCCCTCCTATTGTTATCCGTACATCACGGATTCATACTCTTCGTCATCCTCATCCGAGTCATCAGAAGAAATATTAAGTTCTTTTTCTATCTTTTTAATTCTATCACTGAGACTGGCAAGTTGACTCATCATATCCATAGAGTCATCTTCCATCATCTCTTCTTCCATCATTTCCTCATCAGGTGATCCGATAAGGAGAACAGTCTTTGTTCCTTTTCCTACATATGGCTTGTGCATTTTACACCTCAAGGTAGACTAAAACCCGTTATATTAACCTGACAATCACTTGCGCTTGGGCTTGCACTGAGAACAGCTGATGCGGCTGCTCCCGGCTCGATGATCCAATAACCATTTACAATAATATTAGCGTCTTTATTGTTCGACGCGTCTATATACCACTGAGCTAATACATTAGACCCAGAGCGTAACTGCAAAGTTGCATCCCCATCACCGTGACAGCTAATGTGATCAACAATGTATGTCTTACCTGCAATACCCGCTTTGGTTGCTGTTGCTCCAGCATTCGTTCCTGCGGCAGTGGCACTCCACCGACCATTACTAATATCAATAGCCATAGTTATTCCTCTCAGCTAATTGTATCTATTATTTGTTGTACACGGTGTTCATAAGTGTGAGCACTTCTGACTAAATCATGCCCAGCTTTTGCTATATCTTCACGCTCCATGGGATTCTCAAGCGCAAACTGTATCTTGTCTCGCGCCTCTTCTAAAGTTTTGTATCCCAAAAAGTGAACACCGTCCTCAAAACCTAACTCTTCAATACCAAAAACATTAGTATTCGTGACAAGACAGGTTCCGCAACTCATAATCTCAAAAAACCTCATATTAAGATCATCACGAATAGAGATGTTAAAACCGACTCTACCCCGCGCATACCGAACTGCGGCGTCAACAAAAAATGTTCCAAACGAGAGCCAGCTATTAGGAAAGGACTTAAATACCCTATCTAATATCTCAGATCTATTATTACCACACTGCTCACCGTCAATCAAATGCCCAGAGTTTAAATGCCCAACAAAGACAACATCATGCCGCTTATTAACTCCCCAATCTCCCTTTACTTCATCCGGAGCGCGTAATAATTCTCCAGCAGTTAAATCAACAGAAGGAGTGCAAGCGAGAGGAAGCCAATAAACATTCTCTATTCCATCTTGCTTAAACTTATCAACCGTGGGAAGCTGTGCAACGAACACATAATCAAAGTGTCTCGCCCACGCCAATCTTTGCTCATACCCAAGATGCGTGTCTATAAGATAACAACACTTAGGCGCATCACCTTTAGGAACTTCCATCGGTATATCATCACGCCCATCATCAACAAAAAGCCAAAAGTCATGCTTGTCATAGTCAACCTTGTCGTGGAACGGGCGACTATAACGCTCAAAACCGGTGTCCTTAAAACCTAAACGAAAGAACGCCTCAGACACTCTACGAGCCGTTCCATTGTTCCGAATGTCCGCGTTGTAAAACAAGCCCGGTGATTTCATCGTATCACCTTCTTTGCTTCAACTCTGATAGCCCCGAACAAATCCGTCTTTAAGCTGCTTATATAAAAATCACAAACTTCCAACAAATTTCTAAGACTACTCTCATTATACGCATGAACGTGAGTGTAGTCAATTAACATAGTCGGAAGTCTCTCATTGTTCGGAACAGACAGGATCATCCGTCCGTCAGGTTTTAATAATCTAAACCATTCTCTGAGAGTCCGCAAAGGATCTATTGTATGTTCCAAAATATGCGTAGCAATTATAAGGTCCTGTGATTCATCTCCAAGCGGTATATCAGCCGCATCCGCCAAAATGTCCGGATCTGACTTCTGGCCCTTCTGACCCCCAGCAACACCAAAACCATCAACTATATCAACACTCACAACCCCCGGTATCTTGCGATTTCCGGCTCCAATATCCAAAATATTCTCACCTGCGTGAACCTTAACATGAGCATCTACCCAATTATGCTCACCATCTTCCAACATATCCTCAACAACTTTACAGTTATCCCACCCAGCCCTAAAGCACTCAAGCCACTTTAAAAGGCCATGCTTCTTGATTAAGGCATTATTGACTAGTTCTTGATGCCAAGAAGAATCCCAAAATCCTGCGTGAACTCTATTTCCTGTCTGCTGTCCAAAGTGATGAAGATAACATGCCTTATCCACTCTCAAGTCAAAGCCTGCACTCATCAGACGAATGCTTAAGTCTAAATCATCACCCCCGGGCAGTGTCTCATCCAGACCACCCAAGGACTTAAGCGTCTCAGTTCTTATCGCTAAGCAGAAACCAATAAGAACAGATGAATTAAAGTAAAGACTGGTATCTATCTGTAATAAACTTTGTGGACCCGCAACAAAATTAGAGCAGGGATTTATCGCACCAACTGCAGGATCTGAAAAGTTACCCAACAACGCGCGCCAAAAGTGCGGTTGATTAGGCGTAAAAACAACGTCATCATTAAGCATACAGAAATACTCAGTGTCACAATCCCTCAACACCAAGTTTATGGCTTTCATCCACCCCAAGTTATACTCTGCATTTATGACTGTAATGGCTCGACCGTCATCAGCGAGCCACCTTTCAACCTCACCCTGCCCCCCGTTATCAACAATGACAACTTTAAAAGGGTACTCCGTGAACCTGAAAAGACTATCAATGCACCACCGCAGTTGTTGTAAATTATTCCACGTTGGAATAGCGATAGTAAGTAACGGATTCATATTATAACACCTTTGTTTCTTTTGGAAACATCAGGTCATCATATGACTCCTTCATCTCTGGCATTCCTCTGTATTGCCAATACGCAGACTCAGTGGCCCACCGTGACGCATGTTCCTTGTGCTCCGTCTTAACTCTCGTATCCACATAACGAGGTATTCCATACTCAGCACAACGATGACAAAAGAACCAGTCTTCACCACACCCAGTAGACATAAACCACGGCTTGGGTATCTCTTTGAAAACATTCATGTTATAGAGAACACAAGCTCCACCCATTGCAAGCTCACCACCTACATCCTCATTTCCCACTAGCTTATCTTTAGGATAATCGAACATTATGTCCGAGTTCTCTAAGACCTGCATATTGTTAAGTGGATCATGGCTCTTCTTTATGCTAAAAATAACAGGATAAATCGGATGCCGAGCTGTAAAAGCCAAAGCCCCAACAACCGGAACATTATTTCTAAACAACCGAAGAAAAGACGAAGGTGAGAACTTCATATCAGAATCCCACCAGAACAAATAATCAGCACCCCACTCCAAGGCAACGTCAACAATCATCTCACGCGCCTTGCCGACTAAACTGCAACGGCTGTAGTCAACGAGAGCAATTTGAAGTTTGCCAAGACGATCATAATCCTCTTCCGTTGGGTTGCCCTCTGGATCGCCCGTCTCATCCAGAGGAGGTAATGCCCCATTGGTCGCCATCCACGCATCACGGGGCATCTCAGAACGCATTAACGTCCTTTCTCGCAACGCCCCGAAATACATCATCATATCCATATACAACGGGCCTGTCTCAGCATCCGGCCCATTATACCACGGCAGCCCTATAACTAGTTTCACTTTCCAGCCCCACTTTCATACCAGTCTTTTGTAAACTCGTTAAAGTTTCTCTTATTTACAAGCCCTAATTTTACAGACAGAAATTCCCAAAATGTACCATACTCAAGAACTTTAAGCTGATGTCCTATGTGGTGACGCTTAATTTTGTCTGGAGCACGTAGCCACATGACACGCCCACAAGAACACCTAACCAAATAGTCACCAGACTCTTTCGGTTCTATTGGCTTTAAAAATTTAAACATTCCAGCCCTCTCATCTTATAAGGAGGTAGAGTTTCCCCTACCCCCTCACTTTGTACAGATTTGTTACAGAGCACGAATAAAAACGTGATCACCATAACCCGGATCAGCGTTGATTTGCGCTTGCGTAATTTCAGATAGCGCAACAACATTAACTGCTTCTGCAACATTAAGCCCGACGCTAGAAAAACCAACACTAGCAGCAGAAGGAACACGCAGACCAGTTCCCTGCTTTATAGCCTTAACACCGCTTTCAGGAGCTAAACGGACTGACTCGTAATAACCGTAAACCTGAACTAAGCCAGTTTCAGTTCCATTAGGAATGTCTTCATAAGCAATACCAATGAGGTGGCCATGCTTACCGTCGGTAGAGCCTGCTTTAAGTAAGCTTGCTCCTTCATTTACTGCAACACTAGACGCATTTCCTGCTGTCGTGTACTTAAAAACAGGATCATGCACACCAATGTCTGCGCCACTATTATTCGTAACCGTAACCCACACGCGCTCCGTGTCAGTACGATTTACAGTCTGCATAAACATATTACTATTTCTCCTCTTAGACTAGGGTAGCTTCGTAGTTCCAAGTGTCAACATCAGACGACGCCGACACAACATAAATAGATCCGTTGGCCGTATCAGCCGTGCCGTCATTGGAATTCAAAACAAAATGCTGATGATGAAGAAGGTGCGCGTGTTGTTTTGAATTCCAATGACGGCACGGCTGATACAGCCAACGGATCTATTTACGTTGTGTCGGCGGCGTCTGATGTTGATACTTGGAACTACGAAGCTACCCTAGTCTAAGAGGAGAAATAGTAGTATGT